CATAGGATGCTTTGTCGGAAAAACTTGCTTCCCATCCATAGATTTCAAGATAGAATCTAATCGGGCATTTAAGGCTCGTTTGTCAGCGAACTCTGATGTACTTTGATTATCAGGCATTACTGCTGCATACCTTGAGTCTGTACGTCGCCCATTTGAGCTGGTGCAGTACCTACGCGGCCTATTTGCGCGTTCTGAGCTTGCTGTATAACGAACTGATACTGTGCATTGTACTTTTGTAAACGCTGGGCAAACGCTTCATCTTCTTGAAGGCGTTTCCCAACATCTGGCTGTTGCACATAGCTTTGAATAATTTGCAAAGCAGCTTGAGCACCGTTAGGACGCGCTGGAACTTCGATCCCCGCATAAATTTTAGATAAGTCATCTGTGATTTCTTTTAACATCTTGTCCTGGGCCTCTTGAGCAGGACGCAGAATACCGCTAGCCAGAACTGGATCAATACTTCCAGCTATTGCTGTTAGTAGTTTATCTACGTCAATCAGTCCGTTTCTGTCCATTTGAACCAACGAAACCAACTGATTTAATTTAGCCTCTTGTTTCTCTGAACTAGCGTTCAGAACATCAAAACTGATAGTAACGTCGTAATTTTCGTTCGGATCACCCTTGTCAAACATCTGGGGATCAGGAACTCCAGTTACGTTAAAAAATATTTCGTTAGGCCCGAACCTTTGAAAGTTTTTGTAACAAGTAGTAACTACTTTAGCGATGTGCTGAAGGTACTTGTCAACCAAGAACTGCCTTCGTACTCCACTAAGCGGAGATTCTTCATCTAGGCCAACTATTCTGTCAGCTTGAGCCTGAAGATTGTTCTCCATCTCTACAGATCCTGGATTAAATCCTGGCCCCTGCATGAAGCTAATTTCTCCAGGACGAACCTCTGGGATAAAGCGACCTGGACCGATCTCTTCTGGCTTTCTTCCCTTTGGATGAGTTACGGCTGGTAGGGTAGATAGCGAATTGCTGTCTATCCGAGAGTCACGCTCTACTTTAACTTGGTTCTGGATGCCTCTCAGAAGCGATGGAACCGTCATTGCATCATATAGACGCTTTGTGTCCTCGCTGAACCGAGTAACTACTACAGGGTAGTCCTCGTACCCGTTCATAAGCTCGAACTTGGCGTACGCTTGTATGCCTACGCCAGCATCTCCTGAAAAAGATTCGTGGAACACGGTCTCGTAGATACCCTCGGACTTATCGCCCTCGTCTATCAGTCTCTGGTAACCATGTATGATCTCAATCAGTTCCTCAGCCTCATAAGCATCATCAGTTGATGAAATGCTTCGCCTTCCCTCCTGTTCCCTCTCCAAGGAATTTATGTTTACACCAGAGAAGTTTTCGATCACGTGCTCCACGAAATTTGCATCCCATCCATCTGTACTTACTTTATTCTGCAACTCTTGTGCAGTGTAGTACGTGCGCCAAAAACAGTACGGCGCTCGTTGTGGGTCTGTTACATAAGCGGGAAAAATAAAATCCCCATCAGGGGCTACGGTCTTTACCTCTGGAGCATTCACCTGTCTGCGTACAGTAGGCACTTCTGCTACACCTGTTTCGCGCAGCTCATCTAATGCTTTTCTTGCGTTAGATTCAGATACTTGAACAGCGGATTGCATCTGCTGGATTACCATTTCGTCGTTCTGGCCACTAGCTATCATTTCAGCTAGCTCAGGACTAGCAGCAGCAATCCTTCTGAGGTCTATCTTCTGCTTGAACGTGCGATCCTCCATTATCCAACCGCAGTACGTAACCATCATGCCACGCTCAAGCATATAGTTCGCAGCTAGTTCCATTTCTTGCTTGAACCTAGGGATGTACCCAGAGGTTGTCATCCACTTCAGGAAGTTCGAAACTACCTTAGCTCTAGGGATGTCTGTAGCTTCTACAGGGAAAGCCTGTATATTAGCCCTGTTTAGGGCGGACATGAACAACGAAACTAAGCGAGTTACACGCTCATCAATAACATGGCTCTCTAAATCAGAGGCTCCTTCCCACGGGAAGGCATCTGCTCCGTGTTTGCGAAGATCACGGCTTTTACCAGGCCACCAGTTACGCCTGTCATCGTACGAGGTACGACAAAGGTCGTAGTACGCTTGCAGCTCGTTGGTTGTCGTCTGGTACGCCTTTATAAGAACGTCTATATCTGGCTTTTTGCCAACGTACGTTATTGCTTTTGAGTAATCGTTGTTCTGCATTACCGCTCTAAGTTTTCCAAAAATTGTTGAACCTTATCTTGCACCTTGTACAGAACCCTGTATGAGTACCAGTAGTTTACTCCAATCTTATCACAGAATTCGCTATTTTGCATCAACCTCTCTGAATTATGTAGAGATATTAGCCTAAGAAGCTCCCAACCCAACAAGCGATCTATCTCTTGGGACAGGAATTTCCTATCCTGAACTAAGCTATTAAGCTGTTCCTCTTCTGTATCTGTAAGAAACTCCATTAACGTCTTCAATAATTTCAACTGTAATTAATTTCCCAACTAACCGTTCCGAAATTTTTTTAGGAACAAGCACAGGGATCTTAATTCCACTTTCACGGACGTACGCATAAACGTACTTCTTGTTAGGTGCTACCTTTATTACCTTAGCACTTATATGCTTCGCAGTAGCCTCTGGAGCTTCTATAGCTTCAGTTAGTATTTCCTGCCCCTCATCGGAGATCCAGGTGTTCTTGCCCACACCAGTCATCATACCATTGGACAGCTTTTCCTTCGCTAGTACCAATAACTCATCCCAAACATAATGCTCTTTCTGAGCTATTTCACTTAATCTTATCTTCATTTAATATCCTCCTATAGACCTGCGAGTTACTGCTAAATCGCGAGCTGTTACGTGGACTGGGCCTTCTCCATAGTTCGCCATTCGCAAATAACGAATAACGTCAAAGAAGTCCTTTAAGGGTTCGTCCATCTTCCCTTTCGAGTTGTAGTTAATGAGGCTATCAATTAAGTTTCGACAGCTCTCGTGAATATAGCATCTAGGCTTATTAGCAGAATCAATAGGCTCATTCGGGTTGTAATTAAACCACTCATCTAATGCAGATAGCCCAACTTCCTCCATACGGCCATCAGAAGGTACGAACATCATGTCGTGCTCCTCGAATGCCATAAACAAATCTTCGTTGTTCTCGTTCTCTTTAGCAAAGAATCTAGAGTCCCCAATTCGCTCAAATACCTGAACTCCTAGATCATGTTCAATTTCTTTGAATAAATCTACGTACCCCTTTACGCCTAATCCGACCTTCTTTGAGGCGGGGCCAAGTTTCCATTTAGGGTCACCGAACTCCGCCCAGTCCCCATAAGTGTCCCAATCAGGCCACTCGCGGCAGATGTACACGTTATCGTTATCGTCTACAGCGGCCCATATAGATACGTAGTTTTTTGCCCCAGCGGGGTCCACTACCTGGTACGCTGTGTACCTGGACTTATCAGATACGTCAGGGAACTGCATTCCGTACTTATTAGGCTCGTTGTCCTTTAGCACGTTAACTTCAGTGTTAAAAAGCGGGAGTAAAGAAGTCATGCTTTTTACGGGTACTCCGTAAGCGCGAACTAATATCTCCTCTTCTGGTCTTCCACGAAGGTCTTTTGCAATACGCTCGTACCCGCCAAATGGGTTTTCATCAGAATGCAAGTACACCACGGACGCATCCCTTGACGGGCTGTACTGACGCACAGGGACTTCTTTGTTCTTTAACAACTTAGCCTTCTTGGTCTCTAGAGTTTGTGCGCTCTTCAGATAATCGGATATAAACGGAGTATAACCATCAATAGGAGTGAAGCCTATCCCCATAACAGCATCTCTGGTCGCTAAACGGAACCTAAGAGTGTTCACTAGCGCAGAATCGCCGAGGTACTCATCTAACCACGCACCTATGTTTAGCCCTGTAGCTTTAGGAAAACCGTACTCAAAGCCCTCTAAGATCGTCTGGTTGTTGCTGTACTGCGTGTACGTCTTGAAATCTACTCTAGTACGGGTATCAGGGAAAATAAAGCTCTTAGCCGTGAACCCGTTCTGCATACTGTAGTTGATGTACCCCTCGATGCTTTTTGTCTTCTTCTTAAACTCCTTGGGCATCATCTCCCAAATAGCGGACTGCTGCACCTTAATGGAGGTATCCTCGTTCTGTGAGAAGCATACTACGTGACCATCGTTGCTTTCAGTCACAGCCTTCATAACAATCTTTGCAAATCCAGTGGTCTTCCCCGACCTATTACCACCTAAAGCTAAGCACTCGTTGTGTTTTTGTAGCCCTTGCTCAATACGCTCCCATCCAGGGAGATCGAACCCATGCCTTACAGGGTCATCTTCAGAGGCTTTGATTCGACTCTCATGGGCAGTATGCAGCTCCTTAAGTAACGAGAGATCGTTGTTGTACAGCCAAACAATGTCTTTAGCTGTAGGGGACTCTAAAAAAGGATGCTCCGTAAAATTCATTTTAAGTTAATTATACAACATCTAAGTCTGACGCTAAAAACCACATATAACCGTGCTTTTGGATCATCGGCCTACCTAGATAGCTTTTAACGTCTACGTACGCGCTGTCAGGGTCCTCCGAGACACTAACCACTACCATAGGTTCAGTTTGCATCTTTTTGATCTCCTCTGGCTGATAAGGGTAGTTCACCCTAGCCTTCTCTGGCTTTCCACTAGAACCTACTCCTGTTGTTTTTAGTACAACCTTATTTCCTTTTTTGATGTTCATTACTACAAATTACTCTATAACTTTACGTATACCGTGACGGATCGGAGGAGCATTAAATGCAGCACTGTCAATTGTGGAGGTACTGACAGGAATCGAACCTGCGACCGTCTGATTACAAATCAGATGCTCTTCCAACTGAGCTACAGTACCATTGGAGGAAGTGGGATTTGCACCCACGTCCGAAGGCATTTCTGCTTTCGTCGAATCTATGTTTCCCCCTTTAAATCTACTTTCGTACACCTTGATGTCGCTGTAAAAAGGCTCCTTTGGCTTAAATACGTTGTTGTACCCCTTGTAGAACGCATCCCAATTAGATACCCTGTTTCTGTCTCCTTTGCCGCTCACAGTACTAGTTCCTCTCTACGTTAAAATTATCTTCGTCTTCCTTTAGATCTTGTATTGCTATATTGGTAGCAACAAGCATAGCTATCTCTTCCTCAGAACTATCGGGGTCCATTTGCTTTATGATCTTGAACAGTTCTTTGATTATCCTGCGGTTGTACTCTGGATTGTCCTCGTAGTTCTCTTCTAAATTATACGTTATCAACATCTATTACCTCCGCTTGTTTTATCTTGCTTTTAGCCTTTTCCATTAAACTCTTGTAGTCCTCATCAGTGTAAACCTTTTCCTCCCTGGATATGCTGGTAGCTTCCCCTCTCGCTAGCATCGCCTCCCTAGACGAGTTAGACTTCGCTATACTAATATCTTTGATGTCCTTAAAAGTAGGCTTAAGCTCACCTGATTGCATTCGAGAACGCACATCGTTTATAATCTCCTCCTCTAGTGAGGTTATGTTTAAGTAAGAGTAAGCCGCAAGTTGACCCCCCAGATCACGCCATTTGCCCATGTGGTCAGAGTACGAGACCAGTACACGCTGTACCGTTTCGTGTTTAAAACCGTACTTGGATACCATGTTGTTAATGCTTTTGCCCTGTGCAGAAAGGAATAGTATTGTAGCTACCTTCTCAGGGTCGTAACGCTCTAAGCATTTTAGTTTCTTAACCTCGTACTCTTTAGCGTACTCCATAACAGCAGCATTGATGTCCTCAAACAGCTCTTGTTTTACAAAATTAGGGTCAGGGGAACTCATAATAGTACGCATAAAACATAGATAAGCCTACGAGTCAAGTATTTTTTTAGAAGGCAGTACATAAATTGCAATTCAAGTTAAAAAAAAGCCCAAGACCCCCTCCCCCCTGGCGTATTCGTATAGTAAATACAAGCCTAAATAGTTGGAATCTGGATACAAATAACTGTAGTTGGGAACTGGATACTGTAATTGGTAAGTGAATACAAGCTTAGTGATTGGATTCTGGATACGTGAGAAACTCGGCTGTAACACGATTGCAAATACAGGAATTCCTGGCGAACGATATATAATATCGTATATACTTTTTCTCTGCTTGTATATAATAAATCCAATTACCTATACAATTCATACGTAAGTCCTTGAATACCAACGCTTGACGGGCATGATATAGTATAAATCCTTTCAGAACGGTTCTGAGGGGATTAAAACAATATATAAAAAACACTATGAAAAACATAAAAACATATATCGACAGAAAACAAATCCAGTTCAAAAGCTCAAGTACTGGTTACTTGAATGATGACGGTTGGCAGTCTCTTAGCATCCGCGAATTCAACGATGCTATAAAGAGAAACACTATCGAACTGATAAACGAAGGGCCTTTGTTAGGTCTATATGTGGGCAGGTACTTTAAGAGAAACTATACATTATCAGGAAAGGATATTTGCAGATATTTATATATGCATAATATAAAAATGTATAATGAAGAGGAATCTAAATGGGAAGAGACGGGAGACTGTATGGCCCCAGCTGATTTTCTAGGGAATTCGAGGAGGTACGTTGAGTTTAGTACCACGTACAAGGTGGTACTGAAAGATAGAGTTGAGGATATATTAGTACATATGTCTACTGACCAAATGGGGAAATCATATAAGAATGCAGGATGCATTTATATACATGAATCCGTTTATAATGATCCCGAAAAACTAGAAGAGGTAATGCAGGAAAATGATTTAGTGCATACGGTAGACGGAGGAATAAACAGTATAGATGACTGCTCTTTCATAGAGTCCGAATCAGAATACTATAGAACAGATTCGCATTTGGTTTGCTGGGTATCTGAATACCAAGAACATATGCTTAGAAGAGATTGCACTTGGTCCGATAGATTATTGGACTTTATATACAACAATACGGAAAATTATATATATTGCGAAGACGTAGAGGACTACGAGCATACGGATAATGTATATTTTTCTGAATCAGATTGCACGTACTACGCTGAAAGGCCATCTGGCCCCGAATACATATGCGAATACCATCGGTCACCAGATGCAAAAACTGTATATAATCCAAGCCCCAATGCCCATAAATACTCTATAGGATTCGAGATAGAAAAGAACTATATAGACGGCAAGAGAGAAGTAGGCGAGCATATAGGAGACTATAAGTTTTTTGCAGGATTTGAGACGGATGCAAGTTGTGGAGTAGAAGGGGTCTCTAATATATACTGTTTACAGCATGGATATGACACGTTGCTAGATCATACAAAAGAAGCAAAAGATATATTGGATGAAAAAGATGTAGACTACGACTGTGGAGGACATATAAATGTTTCGGGGCCTAGTGATATAGTAAATCTATGTAATGTTAGAAAATACGCTGGATTACTTTTTTCTATGTACAGATATAGACTCCAAAAAAGCTATTCATCTAGTAATAAAAAAATGCATGAATACGATAAGCGCGTAAAGTACTCAGCTATACGTGAAAAAAATGACTACGTTGGAATAGATAGAACGCTGGTAGAATTCAGATTGATTTCTAGGGTAGAACATTCGAATCAAATATTATTTAGATATAAGCTAATACAGAGACTTATAGAAGGCATAGAGAAGGGCCTTTCCTTCGAAGAGTACTTGAATAGTAATCAGCCCTTATTGAAAAGCATATACAGTGAGGAAAAGTTATATAGAATCAATTCAATGGCTATATCTTTCAACACTTGGATAAATGCAGATGGATTCGAAGAAGGAGAAGAAGGCATTAGAAAATTCATATAGAATAAACATAAACAATAAACAATAAACATATAAAAAAATCATGTGCTTAATTATATTAAATCAAAAAGGTAAATCCATTCCCGAAAATATTATACATAACGCCGAAAAGAAAAATCCAGATGGATTTGGTATAGTGTATCTAGATACTTTAGATGTATTGAAAACGGATGACTACGAAAAGGCCAGAAACCTAATGGAGACCGAAAGGCCATTTGCTTCCCATTATAGGTATGCTACAGTCGGAGAAATAAACGAAAGTAATATGCATCCTTTCGAGTTCATAAATAATAATACAAGGTACTGTATAATGACTAACGGCACATATTCAGGATTAGGAGATAAGGATATATCAGATACAAAGGAATTATCTAATATACTCTCCGAGATACCTTCTAAGTATTGGTTAAAAGTATTATCTCTTTCAGATACAAGGGCCCTTATAATAAATCTAGATACTGGAAATATTATAAGGCATGGCGATTGGCATAAAAAAGGGAAGGTACTATACAGTAAATCGAATTGTTTTGGGGCCAAACAAAACAATATAATAAATTGGGATTCGTATAATTATAAATCTGAGTTTAATAAGTTCACTCATTCATATAAATATAAGGAGTACTACAATTCTGCTTATGACTTAGAATCTGAGTACTCCGACACATCTTATGACTCTGGATATGATTACGATGCTTCTAACAGTATATATGACTGGGGAGACTGTAAGTACATAGCGGTATACGGTACGTTGAAAAGTAATAAATCAAACCATTACCTATTGCAGGATTCTGAATATATAGGAAAAGGAGAGACTGCCAATTTATATGGTATGCAATGTTCTGGAATTCCTTTTTTGCATAAAGATATATCTAAAGATCATATAAGGGTTGAGGTATATAAGGTGACTCATAAAGATGTTGAATTTGAATTAGATTCTTTAGAAGGTCATCCTAGTACATATAAAAGGGAAAAGGTTTATATAAATCTAGATGGTGATCTTGATCCTATAGAAACTTGGATATATTTTTATCAGCTTCAGGAATCCGATAATCTAGAATATAGAAAGGAGTTTTAATATGACGTTATTCATTAAGCTAAAAAGATCATATGACCCCTTGACTAAGCGTTGGGGATACAGTGCTATATCGGACAGAGATTCTTCTTTTTCTTTTACGGAGGAAACTGCAATAAATATATTACTGAAAAGAAATCCGCAATATACTCATTTCCTAGTTGAGCGATTCAAGTTCAAGGAATAGAGCATATATATATTCAAATTCTATCGGGGCCCCGTTTCTGGGGCCCTTTTCGTATCTGGGGGGGGGCCTTATGAGTATCGGGGCCACGGCATACGGCCAGCATACGGGGCCATGCTAGGGCAGTGCCCTACCCTCTACGGGGCTCGAAAGGGCCATATCGAGCATCTGGGGCCCTTACGCATACATCTGGGGCTGATGGTTGCCTTTCTAAGGGCTCACAGTACGCCTCAGAGGCGTTTTGTTCATCCATAAATACCCTAACCCTAGTTTATGCCCTTTTGAGCCAATACGGGGCTCTGGGGCCCGATTTCGCCATATCTCGAATTCGGGGCGGATTGGGGCTCGATTATAACCTTGTTTTACTGTAAAATTCTTTTGTCTACGATTTACCTATTTTTTACGTTTTCTATATATCTCCGTTCTGCATCAAAAATTTACCCTTGCTCGTATTGAAGTTCTAGATACGGACACCAATCCTGGATGTAACCACAAAAGTACTACACATATTTTTTACTGTACTTGGAATCCAACTACGTACTCTGTATCGAGATCCTGGTTACAGTGCCAGGGGCGCGGCGGTGTGCCATGCACCAGGGGCACGTACCACCAGCTCAATTTTCGGTTCATTTTAAACACGTATATATAAGTAAGCCTAAGCCTAAGCAAAATAAGCCTAAGCCCAAGCAAGCCTAAGCCTAAACGTAAAAAGCCAGTTGCCAGTTATGCCACTTGGTGCACTTCTTCTTGAAATCAGTGTTTTTCAAGACGCAGGTATTTTGTTTAAACGCAGGTATTTTGCTTGACAGCAGCACAAAACCTTGGTCAGGGGTAGGGATGTCACCATCAAGAGGGATCTGGATCTCATCCCAAATACTCAGCGATCCGAAACTAAGACACATCGACAAACTGATCCTGAGCTACGTGCAGGGGTTCAGTGGAGATGATGGCTGCTTTGCCAGTAATCGTGCAATAGCAGAACTACTGGGTGTACAGCACCCTAACAGCGTCCAGAACAGGATCTCGTTCTTGGTCGAAAAGAAGTACTTAAAAAAAGTAGGATCACATAACTACAGAAAATTACACATCGGAGAAAAAGTAAAATAATCATGAGCTTGTACTCAATGAATCAAAACCAGCGAACAACAGCAGCAGTCCTAAAATGTGCTGAGGAACTATTCTCAGTCACTTCTAATGACCTAAAAAAACGATGCAGAGTCGAACCATTACCGTCGATTCGAGCGGTGGTTTGCTGTGTGCTACGGGAATACGACGTGTCCGCCAGAACATCGGCTCCGTTAATAGATCGAGATCGCACTAACATCGAGCACTATTTTGCATCCCACGCTGATAGACTGACGGTAGACAGGGATTACAGGGACAGTTTTGAGGCGTTGTTAAAAACATCAAATGATGTACTGAAGTAAATCATATGGTTTAGTGTAGTACATCAAATGGTTTACATATAACTAACCTATAACTAAAGTATAACTAAATAGTACTAGTACCCTATGTGCTTTAGCACCTAAAATGATTAGTTTTTAAGTTAAATTAGTTAGTTGAAAGTGAAGGTGAATCTAAGGTAAAGGTTAAGTTCTCCGTGGGGGGACGTAAATCCGTAGGAATTTCCTTTAAGTTTTCCCGCTAATCAGTTAAATAACTGTAAAGTTCGCGTAAGTTCTTGACAGCGCAGCGTAAGTCGGCAGGGTGCAGGTCATGGACAAGAACACAAAAGAGGCAGTGGGGGCCGAAAATCCCACAATATCGGGTCTGCTAGAGCAGACTCTTCGGGCCATTAAGCCCGACACGCAAATCGAATTCGAAGCCGCAATGTGGTTTCACGAGGTCGAGGAAAAACAACGAGTCTCCGAGCAAGAGATGGCAGAATATTACGCTAATCAGAAGGAGGTCATTCATGAAGCCTAAAGTGAAGCCTCAAGAATTCATCACAACAATCCACAGTGAAATATCCAGTTACATTAACTGGAGTATTTCGCAAGCTAGGAGATGGCTGCGAGAGGCAGCAGAGAGCAAGGAGGGTGCAATTTGTCCCTGTTGCGGGACGTTTAATAAAGTGTACCACAGGAAAATTCCTGTGAATACAGTGAAGGCATTGTTTAAGTTACACCAATTAAACAGCCGAGAGCCTAGGGCGTACCATTCTCGCGATTTCACAGGGTCTCACAGCGGAGGTGACTTCGCCAAGATAGCTTCCCTAGGACTGTTATCTAAGGTTAAAAACAATAACATCAAAAAGAAAGAGTCTGGATATTGGAACATTACTGAAGCAGGGAAAGAGTTCTGTCGAGGCGAGTCCCTTATACAAGAAAAGTTGGTGATCTATCACAACGAATTGATGGGAACCGAGGGAACTTTAAAGTCCATTCGAGACTTTTGGCCAGAATTCGATTACTCTGAATTGATGAACGAAGGAGGACTGTCATGCTAGACGTAGGTAGCGTGATCACGTTTCGGTTGTCTCCAGCCAACATCCTTTATGCGGGTCAAGTGATCCGCCTCAAGGAGTTGCCTGACTCCGACTACAAGGTGGAAGTTCGGGGTCGTAGCGGTCGCTCTCTCGTCCTAGACAGCTTTCACGGCAGTGGGGGCATGATCTGGCCGAATTACACCCACGCCGACACCTACGTTGAGGACGGGTGGGAGGCTCTTTGCGAAAAAAAGCTCGTTGACACGTACTATTTCGATGCGGTAAAGGCGCGAGCTGAGGACGAAAAAAAGCGAGAAAATCGCAAGAAATCAATGTTTAAGGAGGATCATAATGCAGAAAATGAACCATTGCACATCAGAATCAGAAAAATCCCTTGAGGAATCCCTAGAGGAGTACCTTGAGGCCCGCAGTGAACAGATGTGGGAGAACCCAGTCCTTGTCTCTTTTTGGGATGGAAAGGACGTACTGTTCCAGAGTGGCCCAGCGGACTTTTTCCGCAGTACTAGGCTACAGCAAATCATAACGTGGGACATCGAAGAGGACATCTGTGGCCCTTGGGAAACGATGCTTGCAAAATCGTCCGTGCTGTTGCAGATGATTTAATTAAGGACTCTCTGTACGAGATGTCAGGATTCGAAGTTTATAGTTAAAAAAAATGAGTACACCACAAGAAATTAACGTAGCGTTATCGGGTCAAATTGATACCGTTATGAGCAAGTATTTTCCTGATGCCAAAAAGCGTGGGAATAACTACGAGATGGGAGACCTCGACGGAAACAAAGGTTCGTCCTGCGGAGTTTTCCGAGCCAAAGGAGGCGTGTATCTAGCTAAGGACTCAGCTACAGGCGAGTGTATTCCTATACTAGCACTGATAGCTAGGAAGCATTCAAGTTGGAGAGAAGCGTTCACGGAGGCTAGGCGGATTTGTGGCCTACACGACATAAAACCTGTTATTGTAGCTGAACGTCCGTCTGTTTCTAAAGACAGCAGCACTGCTCTAGGGTCTATGCGCGGTACAGAGGCGATGAAGTACCTGTCGCAAGAGCGTGGACTATCTGAGGCTGTACTACAGAAATACGGAATTCGATCTCATAAGCGGTACAGTGCAGTGAATGAGGATTTCTGGGCTGCTAGGTTCTATGATCCCGATGACAATTACGTGATGTTGAAAAGCACGGGTGTCCTACGGAACAACGGTAAAAAAGACATCTGGAGCACTAAAGCGTGGCACACGCTCTGGGGGTGGCAGAACGTCACTGACAACGACAGGAGTATTCTGATTACCGAGGGGGAGATAGACGCAATGTCCTGGGATCAGATGGATGTAGGGATGCCGTGCCTGTCTGTTCCTAGCGGGGTGTCTAACCTAGGTTGGATTGACAACGACTACGAGGCTTTGTCTCGTTTCGAGAACATCTACATTGCTATGGACAACGATGAGGCTGGGCAGAGAGCTTCAAAGGAAATAGCTAAACGCCTTGGTCTTCAAAGGTGCAAGACTGTGCAGTACCCAGAGGATGTGAACGATGCTAACGATTTATTGCGGAAACGTCCTACAGATGCTCCCGATCTAGTACAATCTGCG